TGAATGATGAACAAATATTTAGTGAATTGACTCCGTTTGGCTTCATTGATAACGGGCAATCTAACTTTGAGGAAGCTCAGCCAGTCGTTGTAGATGGCGATGACTACAATTGGTTAGCTTAGATGCGGTATTATTAAAATGTGTTTTATTATAAATATTTTTGAAATATATGGATTAAACTCATAGGGAGAAAACGTATGCCTTTTCAATTAAGTCCAGGCGTTAATGTCACAGAAGTAGACCTGACGACAGTAATTCCAGCTGTAGCCACTACAGACGCCGCAATCGGCGGTGTTTTTGCGTGGGGTCCAGTTGATAAGCCGTCTCTTGTTATTTCTGAAGACGAACTAGCAAAAGAATATGGTCGTCCAAGCAACGATAACTACGAAACTTGGATGAGCGCAGCAAGCTTTTTAGCTTACTCAAATCGACTACATGTATCACGAGCACATCACTCCACAGGAACTGATGTTATTGTTGAATCATTTGTCATCTCAGGTACTGACTATATTGTAGTAGCAGGAAACACTGAAACCGGCGTAGTAACTGGTGACATTGGCGCCTCTACAACAGCAGGTCTTGATTCACCGGAGATTGTAGTAGATACTACTACTTTGACCGACACAATTGCACAGGTCGATATCGACACTGGCAACAACTCTTTCGGTGGCGCTCTTGTAAGCATTGTTGATGGTGAGCAAGTACAAATTGAATCATCTTCTACTTTGCCTACAGGCCTATCAAATACTGATAACTACTTTGTTATCAACCAAACAGCAACTGAATTCCAGTTAACTACCGTGCAAGGTGATGCTGCTGCAATCATCTCACTTTCAGACACTGGTTCAGGTACACTGACTTTGACTCGCGAGGGTTCAACACGATTTACGCTTACAGGTTCAACCTACTCAGGCGACACTGGTCCTTTCCCAATCGAATTTCACGATGCCGATTACTCATTTAACGCTATTGCAAACAACGTAGCATTAGGTGCAACTTCAGTATTGAGTAATCACATTGTTAAGAACGAAGACGGTATATCAGGTCAAGAAGCTAACTTCGATGACGGTGTATTATATGTCGCTAAGTACCCAGGCGCACTTGGTAACTCTTTAAAGATCTCTGTATGTGACAGCGCAGCTGCATATAATAGTCTTGTTACTATTGCTGCTGGCAACGTTACTGCTTTAGATATTACTATCGGTGCAAATACTGGTACGATTTCTTCAGACGGTGGTTTAGGTCCTGCTCAGACAGTATCTAATCAAATCAACGTCGGCGATAAGCTTAAGATGGGTAACACATCAATCGGCATTCAGTACTTGGAAGTTTCAGGTGTTGCTGTTGATGGTGCTGATGTTGTATTATCATTCAAAGAAAACCTCGGTCTTTCAGAGAATGTATCAATCGCATCAACTGTTGGAACATCCGCTACTTTCAACCGATTCTGGGGATACTGGGATATTGTTGAAGCTGCTCCCGGCCAATCTCAGTATGTTTCTGAGCAAGGTAATACCGCAGCTAACGATGAACTCCACGTAGTTGTTATCGACGAAGATGGTAAGATTGCTGGACGACCTGGCCAAGTGCTAGAAGTATGGCAGCGACTGTCTCGTGCAACCAACGCTAAAGATGTAGACGGCGCTGGCATTTACTACAAAGATGCAATCAACGATTCTTCACGTTGGGTTTGGTTCGGTAATGATCGAACTGGCGCAGTATCAGCAACTGCTGATCTTGTAGCTTCTTCAACTGAAACAACTCCTCTTGAGTTATCATTTATTCAAGGTCGCGATATCGGCAACGAAAGCACATGTAACATCGGTGACGTTCTACGATCATATGACCAATTTAAGTCATCTGAATCTATAGACGTTTCACTGGTAATTACTGGTAAAGCTCGAGGCGGAGATAACGACACGCAGATTGCTAACTACATTATAGACAATCTATGTGAGCGACGTAAAGATTGTGTAGCATTCATATCACCCGCGCTTAACGATGTAGTTAACCGTGTTGATGATGTTACTGAGAATGTTATTCAGTTCCGAAACTCACTGCGATCAACCTCATACGGAGCGTGTGATTCAGGATACAAGTACATGTACGACAAGTATAATGACGTGTATCGCTGGGTACCAATCAACGGTGACTCTGCTGGTCTATGTGCTTACACCGATGATTCACGCGACCCTTGGTGGTCACCTGCTGGATTTAACCGTGGTAACATTAAGAACGTTATTAAGTTAGCATGGAATCCAGAAGAAGCAGAGCGTGATCTTCTTTACAAGAATGGTGTTAACCCAGTTGTCAGCTTCACCGGTCAAGGTATTGTATTGTTCGGCGATAAGACACTGCTTGCTAAGCCATCAGCGTTTGATCGAATTAACGTACGACGTCTGTTTATCGTCCTCGAGAAAGCAATTGCTACAGCATCTAAGTTTACTCTCTTTGAATTCAACGATGAGTTTACTCGATCAAGCTTTGTCAATCTCGTAACTCCATATCTACGTAGCGTACAGGGTCGTCGTGGTATTACCGACTTTGCAGTTGTGTGTGACGAGACAAACAACACTGGCCAAGTAATTGATAGTAACGAGTTTGTTGGTGATATTTACATCAAGCCCGCACGATCAATTAACTTTATCCAATTGAACTTTGTTGCGGTCAGATCTGGCGTAGAATTCTCCGAGGTTATTGGGAATTTCTAATAAATAGATAAATAAGAATAAAATAGGAGAATAACATATGCCTTTTAACGTGCAGAAATTCAAAGATCAGGCACTATCGCAGGGGGGTTATAGACCCTCCCTCTTTGAAGTTCAGGTGAACACACTTGGCGAAGAGTTCAACCTTCTTTGCATGAGTTCGAACGTACCTGCATTTACAACCGGAATAATTGAAGTACCTTATTTCGGCCGTAAAGTAAAGATTGCTGGTGATCGAACTTTCGCAGAGTGGTCAACTACTGTCATGATTGAAGAAGATTTCAGTCAGCGCCGAGTATTGGAAGAATGGGCCCGTAAGATCAATGACGGTCCTGCCAACGTTCGCGGCTACGCAGCCCCTGAAGACTACAAAGAAGATGCTACTATCAAGTTGTTTGGTAAGACTGGTAGCAAGTTGCAGGAATATACATTAACTGGCTGTTGGCCTGTTGATATTGGTACTATCGAATTGGATTGGAACACCACCGATACGATTGGTACATATACTGTAACTTGGGCATTCGATTACATGCAGCCTGGGTCATAATTCTTTTTTAAGAATTATACATGAAAGTCTAGTAGAGGGGATTATAAATATATTTTATAGTCCCCTTTATTTTTTGGAGTTTAAATTAAATGGATCTCTTTGGATTTGAAATTAATCGAAAGAAAGAAGATGCTGAAAAAGAAAAGCGTGTTTCTTTCGTTCCCCCGAACAACGAGGACGGCGCACTCAGTGTTGCAGCCGGCGGTGTTTATGGTACTTACGTTGACCTAGATGGTTCTGTCCGTACAGAAGCAGAATTGGTAAACAAATATCGTTCCATATCATTTGATCCCATCATAGATCTTGCAATTCAAGATATATGCAATGAAGCAATCGTAGAAGATTCTGACGAAGAAACGGTGTCAATTGTTTTAGACAATTTGAAAATTTCTGATGGAATGAAAAAGACAATCATCAAAGAATTTGAGAACGTTTCTAAACTTCTTGAGTTTAATCGTTTGAGCTATGAGATTTTTAGGCGTTGGTATATTGATGGCCGGTTATACTATCATGTCATCATTAACGAAGCAAAGCCATCTGCAGGCATTCAAGAAATACGATATGTCGATCCTCGTAATATTAAAAAGATACGAGAAGTTAAAAAAGAAAAAGACAAGAAATCAGGCATTTCACTTGAGAAAGTTGTAAACGAATACTTTATGTATAGTCCTTCAGGATTTCTAAAGCGTTCTGGTTCTTTGACTGGCTCGACATCCTCTATGTACGGCACTTCAGGTGCAACCAATTCAGAAGGCATAAAGATAGCCTGCGATTCTATTATATTTTGTACAAGTGGTTACCAAAGCTTAGACAATAAACTCATCATGTCTTGGTTACAAAAAGCAATACGTCCTCTTAATCAGTTACGCAACATGGAAGATTCGATGGTCATCTATCGAATATCGCGAGCGCCAGAACGCAGAATCTTTTATGTTGATGTTGGTGGTCTTCCAAAACTGAAAGCAGAACAATATCTTTCTGAAATCATGACCAAATTTAAAAATAAAACCGTATACGATTCTGCGACTGGCGAAGTCAAAGATGATCGTAAGTTTATGACGATGCTTGAAGATTTTTGGTTACCACGACGAGAAGGTGGAAAGGGTACTGAAATTACTACCTTACCCGGCGGACAAAACCTGAGTGAAATTGAAGACGTTGTATATTTTCAAAGCAATCTATATCGATCGCTCAATGTTCCTGTATCTCGATTGCAGCCAGATCAAACATATACATTAGGCCGCGCAACAGAAATAACAAGAGACGAAATAAAATTCAGTAAGTTTATTACACGTTTACGATCCAAGTTCTCTGAATTATTTCTTAAAATTCTAGAGCGTCAACTTATACTTAAAGGTGTTTGTACTACTAAGGATTGGGCAGAATGGGAAGATAAAATTGATTTCAACTTTGCAGTTGATAACTACTTCGAAGAATTAAAATCCTTAGAAATGAACAGGGATCGTATTGGTTTACTTCGAGAGATGGAAGAGTATGTTGGCAAGTATTACTCTCACGAATATATGCGTCGATATGTACTACAGCAAAGCGAATCTGAAATGAAAGATTTGGATAAAGTTATCAAAGCTGAGAAAACTGATCCTCGTTATGCAGATCCTGATGAAGAAATGAATGGCGGTCAAGAAGATGACAGTCCTCCGCCGCCTCCTCCTTCGCGCCCATCACCTGATACACCGAATGAGCCAAAGTCTGAAGCTAATGAACTTGATGATGAATTGACACAAAGTCAAATACAACTTATTGAAAGCATGACGAAATATATTGAAGACGATGAGTGATATTAATTCTATAGATACATTTTTTGCTTTAGCTGCCGCGAAGAAAGAATCGCGCAAAGTAGAAAAAAGACTACTGAACATCATTGAAGATGTCGAAACCAAAGTAGGTGTGCAAGGCCCTCAGGGCCTACAGGGACCCACTGGTGAGACAGGTCGTCAAGGCATGGTAGGTACTCGTGGTCCAGAAGGATCACCCGGCCGCGATGGTGCGGATGGTCAGCAAGGGCCAATTGGCGATCAAGGCGAGAAAGGTGACACAGGACCTCGAGGAGAAACTGGACAATCTGGTGAGCAAGGCGAAACAGGCTTACAAGGCGTTCAAGGAGAGCAAGGTGAAAAAGGCGACACCGGACCACAAGGAGAATCAGGTGGACAAGGACCTCAGGGAGACAGAGGAGATGTTGGTGCGCAAGGCCAAAAGGGCGAGAAAGGTGAGGCAGGAGTTGCTGGACCAAAGGGAGACGCTGGGGAAAAAGGCGACCGAGGAGAAATCGGTCCGGCCGGACCTGCCGGAGAGCAAGGATTAAAGGGTGATAAAGGCGAAGCCGGTAAAGATGGCGCAGACGTCGATCGAAAAGAAATAGATAAATATGTCAATGAACTGTTTGATTCGATGCATCAACAATTAGATAAGAAACAGGTTGAGCTAAACGAAGCATTAGACGTAAATCAAACAAACGAATTAGAAGAATTTAAAAAGAAGATTACCAAGTTAGTATCTGATAATATTCAAAAACATAAGAATATGATTGATGCTAAAGTATCTTCTCGAGATTGGGCATCATCTGCTGGTGGTGGTTCGGTTAACATATTACAGATGGATGATGTTGAATTCAAAAAACGTCATCAAGTTGAAGGTGATGCAATACTTATTTTTGATGAAACGAAACAGAAGTTTATATCAGAATCTTTTAATGACATCATAGAAAGGTTGCAAGTAGGCATGGAAGTACAATACGACAGGTTAGTTGATACAGAAGGCGATTTTATATACATCGGCGAAGCTGTTCCAGGAACTGAAAGAAGCGCACCTGCATGGCGTATTAAAAGAGTTTATGAACTCGCTGGTGATGATATCGAAATCATATGGGCGAATAACACTGCTAATACTGAATTGGTGTGGGATAATAGAACTTCTTACGAATATAACTAATAGATAGGAGTTAAAATGTCCCAAAGTGAAATT